CGAATAGCCGGCGACGCTCGGCACGTGCCTGCGAGTCAAGGAAGTCATCGACAGCGGAGAAGAGACCGAAGTCTTTCTCCACCATCTCCTCTTCGATCTCATCCTCACCGTCTTCGATGACCATGCCGGCTGCGACAAGGCTGAACGCGCCTTCTTCATCTTCGGTGAGGATGGGGAAGCCGGGGTCGTTGACGGCCAGGGCGGCCACCAGTTCCAGGTTGCCGTTGTGTTTACGCCAGTCACCCGACAGCGGGCTCAGGCGCAGCTCTGCGGCCCGTTCCTCGGTCACCCCTGGTACGAGGGTGCCGGCGAACCAGACACCGAACCTGTCTTCGCCGTAGACGACCCGGGCCACGCAGGTGCCGGTGTTGTCGTAGTGCTCCCGGGCGGGGATGACACCCCACCGCTCATCAGCGTGCCCGGTGCCCAGGGTGATTTTGCCGGCGTCGATGAGGCTGCCGTCGGCGCATAGCACCTGGCCGGTTTTGGCTAGCTGGTAGCCGGTGGTCGACTTCGGCGCCATCACACATTTGTTGCCGATGCCAAGGTGGCACTGCTTCCATGAGGCCAGGTGGCCGTAGACGCGGTGGCCATCCACTTTGAGCTTGGTCCGCTTTTTCAGGTTCGGGTTGGCGAACACTTCCCGGTGCGGGGCAACCGGGATGTCAAGTGCTGCTGTCACGGTTTCCTCCACCGATGCTGTTGGCGCTGGGGTATCTTCGGATGTTTCGGCTCCGTCGCGGCCTCCGCGCTGCCATGGTGGCTTGAATCGCGGGTCCCCGTATGACTCGTTGAGGGTGTCGTAGATTTCGGTGACAACCCTTTGCAGTTCAAGCTTCTCGTTTTCGGCGATGTTCGGCAGCCCGCCGTGGGCTCCGGAAAGGAACGTCGCGGCAGACATGACGGCCCGGGGGATGAGTGTCAGTTTCCCGTTCATGATGTCTGCGATGGGCAGGTTGTAGGATTCGCGATTGTTTGGCGGCATCGTCTTGTCCTGGTACAGGAATGCTGAGCCGAACTTGGCCGAATCACCACCAGACCATTGCGCTATCCGGTCCACGGCCGCCTGGAATTCGAAAGACACTTCACGTTCCGCGACCGGCCATGAACGCCACGCCGACTTGTTCACCGCGAATACGTTGATCCCGGCAGAGGCCAGCAGGGCGTATTCTTCGTCGTTGTCGACGGTGATATGCACCTGGGGGAACGCGGGTGCCATGACGAAGGTGACACCATGGACGCGGGCCTTAGTGATCCGGACAGCGAATTCCCCGGGGAGTGTGGGATGTTCGACCACTTCATACGTGAGATCTGGGTCCAGGTCGACGCTCGGCCCGATGAGCTTCTTGTCGAGAAGGTAGATGGCCTCCATGACCTCGGGGACGATATTCGGGTCAAGGAAAGTGCCCTGCGCCCATACACCTCCTTCGGCTGCGTACCACCGGTCCCAGCTCGCTACTACTACAGCGTTGTCGTGGCCCCCGACAGCTGCCCGCTGCCACATCCCCGGGAGCGGGAAGTCTCGGTAGTCGAGTGCCTGAGCGCCGATGATCCGCCGGTCACCAGTCGGCACATCTTCCGGAGCCACTAGGCCGTACCACCGGATGGTCATGATGCCTCCGTTATGTGCATGTCGCAGCGGCAGTTGATGACATTGGCGGCACTGCCCACCGGGTCGCCGGGGTACATGAGGTCTTCGCCGCAGACCTGGAAGGTGTCGCGTAGCCGGCGGCGCTGCCCATCCGCACGGCGGTGACATGGCCGGGTGTTGTCGTCGTCTTCGGCATTCCATGTCTTGAACCAGCCAGGCCCGGTGGCCGGCTCATAGAATTGGGCAGCGGCGAGGGTGCCGCCCTGCCATGCCCGGTGCGTTTCGGTGACCGCTATCGTCTTGGCGCGGTTGGGCCAGTATTCGGAGCCGGTGAAGAACAGGACGGAGTCGATTCGGTCGGCTATCCGTTCCCGTGTTTCGCCGTCTGTCTGCCCGATGACGATCTGTTCGAAGATGAGGTTGTAGACCTCGCCTGGCATCCGTACGAGAAGGTTGCGGGTCATGGCCAGCTGGGCGAGAACGAAGCCGTTGGTGGAGATGTAGCCCTGGCCTGAGGTGTCTTCCCAGCCGGCCGCAGAAACCTTCTCCAGGGCGGGTAGAAGCTGGCTGTCGATCAGGTCTGCCCATGCCGGTGCCGCGTTCTGTACGGCGGACGGGTCGGGATAGAGACGCCCGGCTCCGAACACGGCTTCGCGGACGCGGGCCAACCAGTCGGTGATCATCCTGGTGACGACACCGAGGATGCTGCCTTCGAAGTCACGTGGGCTAGCCATGAAGGAGTCCGTCCCGGCGCAGGACGGTGGCCAGTAGGCTCATGTCATGAGCACGAGATTTGCTGACCTGGTCAACGCAATATGCGCGCAAGGAGGCTTCCATCTGGGCCAGATTGACTTCAAGCCCGGCGAAATCCTCTTCGAGGTCAGCAAAGGCCCCATCGAGATGCGTTTCCGCTTGGACCGGCGTGACCTTGAGGCGAGTGTGGATGAGCTTCTTCGGCACATCAGGGAATTGGCCGCGATGACTTCGGGTGAGCATGCGCCCGCCGGCAAGCTCGAAAGCGCGGCGGCAGACGACGTTAGCGGCGGCGAGGGTTGCGCTTGGTGTAGACCGTACGGACCGAAGGCTCTGTACCCATGTGTCCCAATCGCCGGTAGCGACCGACGTACCTGCTCGCTGCCCTGACGCCAGAATGGGAGTCCCCGGGGCCGTTGACGATGTCGGCGGCCCGGTGTTCGGCTGTTCGATGGACCGTGTCGGCCGTGGGGGTGGCGGGGCACCTGGTGCGTTGACGTCCCCACCGGCTGGTAGTTCGGCTACCGGGATGGTGGTGTCGATGTCGATGCCAAGGTATTCACGGACGCCTGGGAGTTGGAATAGGGTCGGGTCGCGGAGGACTACTTCGCGTACGTATTTCTGGTCGGATTCTTTTTCGGATATCAGGTCGGTGGTCGGGTTGTAGTCGCCTGCGATAAGTACGGCTTCTTTGCCGACGATGTCTCGCTCGTACAGGTTCAAGGTGTCCTGTAGGCGGTTGGGGCGCACGGTGAGTGGCGCGGTGTCAAAGGACAGCTGGTATCGCTGCGGGTCTTTGCCCATCGCGCGCAGTAGGGGGCGTAGGTAGGCGGTGGTCAGGCCCTCGCATATGCGATTCATGAGCGGCTTGATTTGGATGGTGACGAATGATTCTTCGATGTGCCAGGCTGACCAGTGTGTTGCGTCGCCCATGCCCAATAGGACTTCTGGTGGCATGGACAGGCCGTTGGCTAGGCGCCGAATGGCGCCTTCTTTCATTCCGGTGAGCTTGTCGGACAGTTCGGATTCGAACCGTACGGGCTTGTCGGCCATGTCTTTGAGGTTGTCTGGCGGGACTTCGATGAAGATGGGTACGACGCCGGCTGCCGTGTTGCGTCCTGACCGGCTGGCCCTGGCTGCTTCGGCCATCAGGTTGAAGACGTCGTCGGCGGTGTTGACTTCGGAGGTTGAGGCACCGGAGGCCATGTTGGAGGGCAGGAAGTAGACGCCGGCTCCGGATAGTCGGCTGTCGATCTGGCTGCGTTCGTATTCGTCCAGCTGCTCTAGTTCCCACAGCTGTGGCATGCAGGCCCGGGTGGGTGAGTCGGCGAACCTCATCCGCTCCCGATCCGGAGTCCATAGTCGGATGACGATGTCCCGGCCGGTGATGATCTGCTCAGGTCCGTAGCCGTAGTCGACGGTGATGACGCCACCACGGCGGCGCAGCTCGGTCGTGGAGACGATCTTCCACGCGTCGGGGTCGTCGCCCCTGCTGGCCCGGCCGATGATGAAGCATTCCCCGGCGATGAGCATGCTGCCGCCAATGGCCGACAGAGCTTCAGCCTTCTGATTCGGGCCGCCCATCAACGTGTCAGCGATGGCAAGAATGTCTTCGTCATCCGTCTCATCACCGGGGCGCCCATTGGCAGCTATCTCCTGCACAAAAATGCGTACGAGGGAACACGCGGACCCCATGTAGTCGGCGGCATAGTGAAGCTCGGGTGTGGAGTGGAAGTAGCGCCAGCATTCACGCTGCCATGTCTCATCGGTGAAGCGATAGGTTCCCCATAGGTCGTCGCCCGGTTTGATACGGGCGGCTGAGGCGACAAGGCTGTTGGGTACCAGTTCACCTTCGATGGGTTCGATGACCGCGATGTCTGTGGTCTTGCCTTTCTTGGCCATGGTCACCGATCCGCTAGATAGCTTGCGCCGTAGGCCACGGCAAGGAATGTCAGGAAGGCCAGCCATGCGTTGGTGAGGTTCATGGGCGGACCGGCAAGCTCGTAGGTGATGGATGTGAAGACGGCTGACCACCAGACGCCCTGGCACCAGGTGCAGTGCCATCCGTACGTCACCCAGCCTTCCGGGCCGAATCGGTGGATGATCCGGGTGCTGATGGGGCTGGTGATTTTGTCCTTGACCAGCAGCACGACCCACCTGGCCGTTGCCAGGGTGAGCAGGATGAGGATCAGCGGATTCAGCACAAAGCCAGCATAAACGGACATAGGGTGATATAGCACCTTACCGGGCACTAACCCATAGAGACTCGGCGGATGCGATCCGGATGCGCTTCTTTTCGCCGCCCATCAAATGCCGGCAGGCGTGCACCAGCGCATCCATACGGTTAGGGCTGGCTGAGGAATCGGTGGGGTCGAAGTTGAGCATCTCTTCTTCCATGGTGGAGAAGGTGCCCATGTGATGTACGGTTCCCTGCTCATAGCGCAGCCCTACCGGCTCGGCACGCAGCTTCTTTCCCTTGCGCGAGTCGACGGGGGTCAGCGGCGCTGTGGTCTTTTCGGGGAATAGCCTGTCCTGGTCGCGCAGTTCGACATACATGTCGGTGAGGGATTCGATCATCCACCGCTTGGCAAGGTTGTCTTCGATGACGACAGAGTCGGCACCCCAGCGGTGGTAGACACGCCAGATGTGCGAGGCTGCCGCTTTGCCGGCACCTCGTACTGTTTCGTCAGCGAGGACGTACATGTGGTTGCGTTTGTCGCGGCCGACAACCACGACACCCATTTCGTCGCCTTCGTCGGTGAGGGTGGGGTCGACTCCGACGGTGACATGGGTGAACAGGATCTCTTCGATGTCGTCAGGGGTGACGCGGTGGTTGTCGATGTCGGAGTATTTGAATAGCGACCCGTCGCGGGCGTCGAGAAGTTCGCCGTACAGTTCCTGACGGCCTATCAGGGTGCCGGCATAGCGGCGGTCGAGTTCTTCGAGGGTGTATGCGGAAAGGTTGGCCGCATTGTCGAATGTGGAGCCGCGAATGATGGTGACGGTGCTGTCGCTGGCGTCCTGGGCTCGCTGGGACCATTCGCGTAGAAGCTCGATCGGCTTCGGTGTGGTGGTGATGAGCGTGCGGGGGTGATCTCCAATCAGGTCGGCGCGTAGGGATGGCATGATGCCCTCGTACCAGGACTCTTTGGAGTGCTTCCATTTGGCGATCTCGTCGAGAACGGCGCCGGCCGCGTTGTATCCACGCCCGACATCGGGCGAGTCGGCTCCCTCGAAGTAGATGCGGGAGCGCTTCTCCCCAATTTCGATCATCGGTTTCGGGTGCCGTTTGTAGACGTGCTTTATCCCACGTCGCTCCAGTACCCGCAGGACACCTGAGGGCCCTTCGATGGATATGGTGCGCGCGTCGGACAGCGTCTGGGCTATGGACAGCCATTCGGTGGGGAAGCCGTGCCTGTCCACCGGGTGGTCGAGGACCCGCTGCACGAGCCATTCACTGGCCAGCCGGCTTTTGCCGAAGCCTCGTCCGGCGAGAACGAGGCATAGGGACCAGTCGCCCTTAGGGGGGACCTGTTCTGGTCGGGATGTCCACCACCATTCGCCGCGTGCCGCCTGGGCGATAACGTCGGCCGACTGGGACGCCACCCATTCTTCCCGTTCGGCGACGGGGAGGCCGGCGAACCGCTCTGCCAGTGAAAGTCCCATGATCCTATGTTATGACACGCTTGTCCGTTTTTGTACCTTTACTGATGGTTGAATCGGCGGGGTGAACGGGGGTAAGCTGGCTGGTATGACCACCCCCAACCATGACGACCTGGTCAAACTCGGCTTCAACGCCGTGCTTGGCGGGCTGCTGTCCGATATGCGTGATAGGACCGGGTTGTCCCGTTCAGGGATGGCTCGCCTGATAGGTGTAGATCCGGAAGCTTTGCGGGACTATGAACTTCTGCGCCGCACCATGAATCTCGACACGGCCATCCGGGTCGGGGAGTGGTTCTGGGCAGCCCGGCGGGTGATAACGGATGTGGCCGACCCGGTGGAGTTCTCGGAGCTGATCCCGGCTGCCGGCGCCGCCATGCATTTCCAGGTCCCCGTGGAGGGATTGGAAGAGTACTGCGACAACCGGCGGATAGCGTACGAATACCTGGGCGTTCTTGGTGTGTTCGTGTACCGCAATCAGGTGCCGGCTCTGGTGGCTCATGCCGGCTGAGCTGTGCCAGAAATGTGGTGTGCGGCTGGACGATCTGCTGATTCGCCTGGGTGACACATTGCATCCGACGTGTGTTCCCCGGGATGCGCTGACAATTCTCGCCGAAGATATTCGCAGTGACATTGTCGACGTCATTCGGTGGACGGACAATCATTCGTCCCGATCCCTACAGAAGACCATTGGGCCCTCAGAGCTGGGGGACTCGTGCGAGCGTAAGATCGCTTACCGGCTTGCTGGCGTGAATGAGGTGAATGAATGGGCCGACCCGTTGCCGGCGATTGTTGGGACGGCCATTCATGCGTGGCTAGAGCGGGCTATCAACAAGTTTCAAGCCGTCCACCACATGGACCGGTGGGTTACCGAATCTACGGTTCGAGTCGACGCCCTGTTGCGCGGGCATGTGGATCTGTACGACCGGGAAACGTATACCATTATAGATTTCAAAACGATGAGCCCGACGAAGATGAAGGAATTCAAATCTAAAGGGCCATCCGATGTACATATCGATCAGGTGAACCTGTACGCGATGGGGAAGCGCAACGCCGGTGAGCCCGTACGTTTCGTATCCCTGATAGCCGTACCGAGGTCTGGTTGGCTGTCTGATGTCCGGGTGTGGGTTGGTGCTTATGAGCCTGAGCGTGCCCAGCGGGCATTGGATCGCATGTATGGCATCGCCGACAAGCTTATCGGGATGGGCGACAAGATAGATTTTGCATCTTTGCCGGCTTCACCGGGTCGGGGCTGCTCGTTTTGCCCCTGGTATGTCGGCGGGGACAGGGATGCTAGTGAGTCGGGCTGCCCGGGTGACTCGGTGGCCGCTATGGGGAAGTTCGCAGCCGGGCTGGCCGGCTAATCAGGAAGCTCTGGAGCTGAGGAGAAAAGGTATGGACCCGGACCAGTTTTTGATGGGCGCCCCTAAGGTGCCGTCGTTCAAGTTTGATCAGCCCGGCGCAACGGTCATGGGTGCCGTGGTGTTTCGGGAGACGCGGGTGCAGACGATATTCAAGGACCCCCGCTTCCCGAATGCCCCGGACGTGGTGGCCACATGGCCGTCGGGTGACCCGAAGTACCAGCTGGTGGTGCATCTTCAGACCCAGCTACGCGACTCGATGATCGAGAATGATTCGGGTATGCGCGCCATCTACATCAAGGGGCGACTATTCGAACAGGCCGTACGGGAGGCGGTGAAGCTTACCGGGGCACCGGGGGTACAGGTGGGAGGCTTCCTGTCCGTTCGCTTCTCGCACGAGGATATGACATCTACGGCGCCCATCAAGCCGAAGGTGTACGCGGTCCAGTACCAGCCGGCACCGCCTCAGGGGATGATGCCGGCACCATCTCAGCCGCAGCAGCAGTACGGGCAGCCGCAGTACGCCCAGGGCGGCTATGTCCAGCCGGGACAGCAGTGGGCGCCCCCGGCTCAGGCCCACTACCCGGCTGCGCCACGGCCGCCGCAGCAGCCTCCGGTGTACTTGCAGCATGATCCACACCTGCCGGCCCATCACGAGCAGGGTCCGCCTCCGGAGTGGGCTACGGGGTCTCCTGCGCAGGTCAGTGAGCCGATGAATGCACCGCCGGCTATGAGTACTTTGGCGCAGATTCGGGCGGCTTCGGCTGCTCCTGCGTCGGGTCAGCCGTTTGGCGATATGCAGCCGGCTTTCTAGTCAACGGTTATGGCCCGAACGGGTAGGCTATCCGTCTAGCCGTTCGGGTCCTCGTCTGCCTATGATCGTCAGGTTCGCTTGGCGGTCTTTGGTGTGGATGCCCTGGTAGTGAACATATATGTATAGGTAGGTGCTGATGTCTCTCGCCGGGCAGTCCGATGAAGTTCGACTAGATTTGACGGCTGTCCGGGGTTGGCTAGACCTCCTGCACGGCACCTCACCTGGCCTTATCTCGATTGTCTCCAACCTCAACTGGGGTGGCCAGTTCTTCGACCTAGCGACACAGGCCGATGAAGCCGCAGCCTACGTGCGGGCACTCGACACCCAGCAGGCCCAGGGGATCTACGTTCGTACCACGACCCTCGCCGGGATACCCGAGGCCGGTCCGGATGGAAAGACGCGCCGTGGCTCAGTCGAAGCCTCGCTGTCCCTGCCCGGCTTCGCTGGCGACATTGACATAGCCGGCCCCGGCCACAAGACGAAGAACCTCCTACCGCCGGACGTGCCCACGGCGATGAGCATTGTACGAGAGTCAGGGCTGCCTGAGCCGACACTATGGGTGCACTCGGGTGGGGGTATCTACCCGTGGTGGCTGCTCGATCAGCCCTACGACGTATCCACCGAGTGGGGATTGAAGCGCGCCCAGGCTCTGGCCAACAACATCCAGACGGTTTTGAAGCGTTCAGCGGCACGACTAGGCTGGCACTACGGCGGGGAGGTTGGTGAACTAGCCCGGGTGCTGCGTATCCCGGGTACGGTCAACCGCAAAGCGGGCCTGGCCCGTCCTGCCGTGGTGCTGGAGCCGGCCGCCTACGAGTTCTCCCATATTGAGAACCTTGAGTTCAATGTTGATGCCGCCCTGGCCGGGCTACCCGAGGAGAAGCCGGAGCCTGTCCGGGAGCCGAAGCCTCTCGTCATCGGGCCTGGCCTGTCCGTCGGTGACGAATATGATCTTCGTAACGACTGGGCTGACGTGCTGCTCGGTCACTTCGACTACGTGTGCCACCGTGGTCAGGCCCGGATGTGGAAGCGCGTCGGGTCTGAGTCCGGTGCCCAGTGGTCCGCCTCCACCGGTAGGGCGTCCGACCGGGACCGGCTGTACCTGTTCACCTCGGAGGTGCCCGGCCTTGATCCGAACACGCCGTACACGAAGTTCGCCGCGTACACGTTCTTGAACCATCACGGTGACTTTAAGGCTGCCACGAAGGCTTTGGTGGCGTTGGGATATGGGCAGCCTCGTGAGTTCCCTCAGGCGCCTGCCGCGAAGGCCGTGGTGGAGACTGTGCCGGCTTCAGCGGTGTCGGTGGAGCCGGTGACGCCAGCAACCCCGCGTGTCGTAGCGGTCAACGCGCCGGCCGGTAACTGGCGCCCGGGTACCATGTCAGACATGGCTATAGCCGACTTTATCCGTAACGGCATCGGGGCGAACTTCCGCTACAACATCGAACAGAAGGCATGGTTCGTGTTCGAAGGCCGCGCCTGGAGCAAGGACTACTCTGGCGCGGTCGATCGTGCCATGGCGGCTGAAGTCCAGAAGATCATCGACGCAGGCGAACTGCTACGCCTCGAAGGCGTGAAGGCCGGCGATAAGCTGATCAAGTTCGCCGCCTCATACCACAACGATGTCAAGATGCGTGCCACCATCAACCGGCTGGCCATCCTCGACGGCATGAGCGTACGCGACTCAACTTTCGACAACCACTCCCACTATGTGACCGCAGTCAACGGCGTCATCGATCTACGCAACGGAAACCTGCTGCCCTTCGATCGGGACCTGATGCTGACCCGGCAGATGCCTGTGACCCTCGATCCCAACGCGAAAGCTCCAAAGTTTGAAAAGTTCATGGCCCAGCTGATACCTGACCCTGAGCTGCGTGCCTATGTTCAGCGGGCCTTCGGCTACACCCTGGCTGGCCGTGCCGACCAGCGGGCCATCTTCCTGCTGTATGGACCTCCGAAGACGGGTAAGTCTCAGCTGTTGAAGCTGATGACGAAGATCTTCGGCAACTTCGGTGGCACGGCCGCGTCGGACACGTTGCGGGTCACGAATTCCACCCAGTCGAACAACCTTCACGGACTCAAGGGCAAGCGCCTCGTATCGACTTCGGAAACGAGCGTGGATACGGTCCTGGACGAGGAGCTGATCAAGCGCCTGACCGGTGGGGATGCCATCGTGTCCCGGGACCTGTATGAGAAGAATCAGGAATGGCAGCCCGAATGCACGATCTTCATGGCGACGAATGCGCTCCCGAAGCTGAGTGTGGATGACTCAGCTATCTGGACGCGGGTGAAGCCGATCCCGCTGTTCACCCAGTTCGCCCGGGGCGGCGAGAATGAGGAGATCTACAACATCTCCCAGATGCTCTTCGACGAGGAAGCCTCAGGCATCCTCAACTGGCTGCTTGCCGGCCTGGCCTCGTACCTGGCTGACGGCCTGGGTGAGCCGGCGGCTATCACGGAGTCGGTTGCCAAGCACAAGCTTGACTCTGACGCGGTGGCCACGTTTATCGCGGACGCGGTCGATGAGGGCATTCTGGTGGAGGACGAGTCAGCTTCGATCCGTTCCGAGCATCTGTACCGGATATATCAGGAGTGGTCGGCACGGCAGGGCATGAAGCCTCTGGGTATCAAGCGGTTCGTCGGCCGGATGCTGCTGCTGGGGAGGTACAAGCGTGTCAAGATCAGCGTGTACCAGTGGACAGGGCTGAAGGCCGGGCATGCCACCGGCGTCTTCGGCACCATGTAGCCATGACTGACAGCGATGGGCTGTGCCGCTGCGGATGCTGCGTTGACGCCTATAACAGATTTCGTACGGATCGGCGCCCCTGGGATGGGTGTGACTGCCACCTGTACGGACCAATGGAACGCTGCGACTGTGAACTGTGCACCCAGGTCTTAAGGTACCGTGGTGTGGTCCAATGACCCCCGGACACAAAGAGACCCTAGACCTTCATGGCCTAGGGTCTCTGCGGGGATCTGAGGGGCTACTGCGCCTGTGCGTTGCCGGGAGGTAGAGCACTTGGCCAGCTGGGGTCCCATTCGATGCGGGGATGGACGGCTTCGATCGCCTCGCGGGGCGGGTCAGGCGGTGCAGGGGTGCAATCGTCATAGTGATCGTGCGGCATGACGCGAACCCCCGTAGCCCGCACGACCCCGCCTTCGCGCCGAGGTACCCGGGAGGGCCAGATGTTTTCGTACGTCTGCCGTGCTCGCCGCATAGCTGCCGCAGATGCCTCGTACTGCTCACGGCCTTCTTCGTATCGCTGCCGTTCTGCTTCCATCCGAAGCCGGCTGTTGCGTAACCACCGCGACGTCAGGATGCTGGCGATGGAGGTAGCTAAGCTGAGGGCGATTCCGACGCGGTAGAAAAGTTGCAGCTGCCCCGGGGTGCCGTACAGGATGGTCCAGACGCCCCAGGCGGCCAGGGCTACTCCGGCTGGGACCCCGACGATGGTGGATAGTAGTGGCTTCTTCACGATGCTCTCTCTGTGATGTAGACGCCTAGCACATAGCCGGCGAGGAAGAACCCAGCGGATACGAGGGACGCGGCAGCCACCACGTAGAGGGCTACCACAGTCCTTTATCCTTACCGCCTTTGAAGATCAGCGCCCCGAACATGATCAGGCAGCTGATGAAGCCGGAGATCCAGCCGGCGATGAGGGCGGCATCACTGGTCACGAGTTGCTGACATACAGGGTGGCCAGCACTCCGACGATGATGCCGATGGCGAAGCCGGCGAGAAAGTTGCTCATGGGCGGTTCCTTGTGAAGTAGAAGGCGAGGGTGACGAACAGGGCGCAGCCTCCGAAGATCGCCCCGCCGGTGAAGGCGGCTGCGATCTCAAGCACGGAAGCCGGCCTTCTGTAGCCGGGCCACATAGTTCTTCATGGCACGCCCGGAGGCGTCAGTGGGGATGGAGGACACCTGCCCGTCGGCCAGGTAGACGACCAGGCGTCCCGATTTGGTGAGCCGGTAGGTGAAGCCCTGGTCGACGAGCCGGGTCATGAGGCGGCGGACGTCTTTGTTCATGACAGGTATCCATACAGCAGGATGGCGCCGAAGGCGGACATGGTCATGATGAACCAGCTGCCGATGATGATGAGTGGCATGTGCCAGTCGGGGACGGGGTGGACTTCAAGTGACCTCTTCATGATCAACTCCTCGTAGGTAGTCAAGGTGTGCGGCCCGGTAGGCAAACTCGATCGCTGAGACCAGGCGCGGATGGGTACGAAGCACGGCCACCTGCTGAGCCCGCTGAGCCTGCGTCAGATCGCGGCCGACATGGGCGGCTAGGGTCACTGTCAGGTAGGCGTTGATAGCCCCGTCCAGGACCGCTGAGGGCACTTCTAGGCGGGATAGGAAGTCCTCGTCGGCCTGGGCCGCCAGCCGCCATTCGGCATTCCTGAAGGCCTTCAGGAACTGAGCCATGTTGCGGGGCAGGTTCTCGTCAATGGATTCCACACCCCCAACCCTACCCTCCCCCACACAACTAGGTCAAGGGTCGGAGGGGAGGGTGTCTACGTACCCGTAAATCCCGCCTCCGAGCCCTCCCAGGGC